GCATCTGCGTCGTTACACCCGTTCCCACGCCCATGGATGTGATGAGGTTATCGAGCGCCTTGTATTGGCTTTCTACGGCGGACAATCTCTCGCGTTCGGCTTCGGCTGTGGTCAGGGCTCCGGCCGCTTCCTCGCGGCTAATACGCGCAAGTTCCTCGGAATAGGCCTTGGTAATCGCCATGCGCTCGGCTTCGAGCTTCGACTGCCATTCGGCGGACTTGAGTCGGGCCGCGGCGTCCTCTTCTTCTTTCGCGATCTGCGCCGCGCGCTTATCGGCGGCATCCTGCTCGATTTTGGTTTTGCGCTGTAGCGTATCCATCTGCCATTGGTAGGCATCGATTTCTGCTTGAGTTAGCTCGATCTGTTTTAATATCGACTTCGGAACTCGATTCGCCCAATCCGCGCCGTAAACTTTCTCGCTCGAGGTCCTCCAGTCGTCAAGAAGCTTCTTTCTATTTTCGATCAGGGTCTTATAGTCGGCTTCAGTTTTGTCTTCCCTGGCAAGAGCATCAACATAATCATTCTGCGCCTTCGCCGCCTCGGCGATACTTTTATTAATCCCGAGCCAGGCCTCGCGGAACGGCGCCAAGGTACGAGATATCGAGCGTCCTATTTCCTCGTTGACATCGCCGACGGCATTCTTCAGTTTGTCGCGGAGGCTAATATCGAGATCCCCGACAGCCTTTGACGCGCCGCCGAAGGTCTTCTCCAGCTCGCCCATAATAATGGCCTGAGCGCCTGCGAGGTCGCCAGCGTCCTGCATGGACTGCATCATGTCTTTTTCTTGCTGGGTGAATTTGAAGCCCTGCTTCGACAGTGAGTCCAAGCCCAGCGCGGGGTTGTCGAGGGCTTTGCCGACAGCCTGCGCGGCGGCCGTTAGGTCCATTTTCATGACCGTCGCCATGTCGAGAACGGCAGTAGTGGCCTTATCGAAATTGGCGCCCTGAATGTTACGGAAACCGAGAAGCACGGACTGCATCGACAGGATGGTCTCGTCGCCGTACTTCGTCGTGTCCTGGAGCGACGACGCGAGCTCGTGCAGGTGCTCCGAGGTCGTCCACGCCGTAGCCCCTGTCATCTTCAGCGTGTTCTCGACGAGGGCGGTCGCCTCGGCTTGCGCGGCCCAGGCGTTCTCCATCTCGTCGGCCTTGGCCTTAATCGCTTGCAGGGCTCCGATGACCTCTTTCGCGATGGCGACTGGGCCGAGCATGGCGTCGCGCATCTTCCCCCACATCGCAACCATGCCGCCGCCTGATCCGCCCTTTCCTTCAAGAAGCTGTTGCTTGGCCTGGAGGTCGCCGAGGGCGGCTTCGGTCTTCTTGATAGCGGCGACGGTCTCGGCGGATGCTGTTCCCTCGCGTACGGCCTTGTCTTGCATGAGCTGTAGCTCGCGCCTACGTATCTGGATTAAGCGCTCGACGGCCTGCCCTTCGGATAGCGCGCCCGCCTTCGCCGCACCTTCGACGTTTTTAGTTTCGGCCGCGAGGTCTTGAAGTTGCTTTTTGTATTTCGCGCCGCCGCCCTTCGAGTATTTATCCGCGGTACTCTCGAATTCTTGGCCGAGATTATCGAAAGCGGTCTTGCAGGCAACGATATCAGCATTGAGTTCGGAGAGCTTTATGCGTACGGCCGAGGAGATTGATCCAGCGTCGACGCTCATTACGCGCTCCCTGCCTTGGCTTCGGCTCGCATCTCCTCGCGGTATTCGTCCAAGACGATCCACGCGCGGTTGTCGATGTCGGAGCGGTTGAAGTCGGTGAAGACGCCGTGAACGTACTCGTGCGGAGCCTTGTGCCCGCGCTCGGCGAGAATTGCGGCGGAGAGCAGGACCTCGTCGGTTACCTTCTTGATGTCGGTCTTCCCGATCTGAAGAGCGGAAGCTACGACGCCCGCCATGAAGTCGTCGGGAAGGATGACCTCCCAGGTAAAGACGAGGCTGTCCCTGATCTCCTCCAGCTCCTTGCGCGCCGGGCCCGGATTCATCCCCTCCAGCATACGGTTGATGTTTTCGACCCGGGCCTTGACCTCGGCGTTGAAGCTGGGGCGCGCGATGGCAGCGAAGAGCTCGTCATAGGATGGGCAGATGAGCGCGGCCTTGCAGATGGCGACGTTTTTCTGCGCATAGGCGAGGAGCTCGGACCAGGACGACTTCACCTGAGCCTTGCTCCACTTATAGGCATCGGACTCGATGAGCGAGAAATTCCCGATAGCCTTGATCTCGATCTCGGAGAGGATTTTTACTTTGACGATGCCAGCGGGCGCGCCCTTCCACGACAGCGCGACGAGTTCGTACTCGGCCTCGCGTATGAGGTCGAGAGCGGTCTCTGCTTTCTGCCCCTTCGGGGCGCGCCTGCCAAACATCATCTGCTCCTTACACGTTGTCGATGTCGAGAGCCGTGTACTCAGAGAGCGTCAGCTCCTCGTACTTGACCGCGGTGACCTCGTCCCCGGCCGCGTCCTTATAGGTCGTGGCGCGGAAGCTGTAGTTCTTCTTCCGCCAGCTCTTGGCGAAGTCGTCGGCCGCGATCGAGCCTATGGCCGAGTAGATCGTGGTCTTGCGGTAGCCGGTCATCTCTCCCTGCTTGGACTCGCCTTTGCCGTAGACGGGATTGAAGATCTCGATGGCGAAGTACGGCTTCTCCGAGTCCATGTTGGGGAAGGAGAAGGCTCCGTCGGCGTCGATGGCGCCGCCGGAGAACAGGCGCATGAGCTCGAAGTCCTCGGCGGTGTCGACCGCCGACCCCGTGGCGCCTTTGATGTAGCCCTCGATGATGCACGTAGTGTCGTCACCGGCGGCATCGGTCTGGGTGTCGAGCTCATCTTCCTTGACCTCGGGCGTGACGTTGATGGACTCGAGGGTGTCGGAGAGGATGAACTTCGCGCTGATCCCGCGCCCGAATCCCGCGAGCTCCGCGGCCTGACCGTAGACCTGAGCGTAGGCGCCGGCGGAGTTGACGATCTTAAGCCTGCCCGTGGCAGCGTCGACCGAAGCCGTCCAGCCGCCGCCGACCGACGACGCCGTGAAAGCGGTGACGAAATTCGCGGCCGTGACTGCGGCTTCCGTGAACGCGCTCAGGTCCAGCGTGTCCGCGAGCTCGGCGCCGTTATCGAGCTTGAGCTTGATCGGGACCGCCGAGATCACGGCGTGCGCGGCCGTGAAGTCGAACGGGCCCGCGCCACCGAAGACGCCTGACTGCGCTCCGGGGAAGGTGCCGTTGCCGTTGTGGGGTATGAAGCGGACGCGAGAAATGCCCCGCACATACTTTGCTAAGCTTTTGCTTTTCAAAGCCATAATGGCCTCCTAAAAAAGTAGATGCGGAGCATAAAAACACCGCTCCATCGATATTGTTGAGTCGTCGCTAACAGCGCCGACGGGATACCATTCCCCGCGATCCTCAAGTGAGAATCGATTTCCCGAAGAAGACTCGTCCTCGAAGCCCGAGAGCAGGGTCGAGAGCTCGGTGAAGACGTAGGCGCGGAGCGCGAGATCCTGGGCCTTCGCCATGTGCGCGATGATGCGGAAGCGCGTCTCCTGGTTTGGAGCAGGCTCCTCCTTCACGACGACATATGGCGCTACTGGCTTATCTGTTCCGAACGGGACGACGTTCTTTATCGTCCCTGTCTTCAGCTTCGCCACGACTACCGGCTTCATCTCGCACCTTCAGTCCGCATAGATCGCCTCCGCGTCCTTACGGAACAGCGGGTAGTACTTCTCGATGAGCGGACGCAGCGCCTCATGGCGGCGGTCGTTCGCCATCTCGAGATAGACGCCGTACTCGACCATGTGCGCGATGAAGAATCCGAGGTCGTCGCCGTCAATGAAGGCATCGGCGAAGACTTCACGCGCCGCGGTCTCGGTCTGGTTGTTCCAGTACCGGCCCACGCCCTGGCCGTTGTAGCGATCGATCCATGAGCCGCCGCCAGGGCCGACGACTTGCTGCTCCCGGAATTCCTGCAAGATCCTCGCGGCGTAGTCGATGCAGAGCGCGAAGAGCGCTGCGCGCTTACGGGCGTAGATCGCGTCGAGGTTTCGCGAGACTTCGGTGACCATTGACTAGCCCTCATCCGGAACCGTCCTCGCCTCGAGCTGGGCGCGGTAGATGTCATCGACCTTGAGCGTCGTAGCCAGGAGCGCGATCGCGTCAATGGCCTCGGCAGGCGTGAGCATGGGTCGGTCGGCGATGGGGTTGCGGATATAGGCCTGCTCGGGCGAGGCCAGGGCCGGGGTGTCGTCAGAGGCCGAGCCTGGAAGTTCGACGCGGTCTACCTGATCTCCGGAAATCATCGATCCTCCTTAACCGTATCCGCGGGCTCGTCATTGACGATGCGAGCCTGTAGGGCGGCGAGGTACTGCGTCTCCGAGGCGCGGACGATGCTAAGCGCGCTATCCGCTTTCTCCTTGTCGTTAGTGCGGATGCCATCAATGAGGTCGATGATTCCGCGGACGTGCATGGCCTGCCGCTCGGCTCCGGCCTCGATGAGGAAGGAATGCCGACGGACGGCGCCACCTAGGCGCTCAAGTTCTCTCTGCTCGGGCGAACTGATCTTGACGTGCTCGATGGTTTTCTTGCGCAAAATACCCCACGTGGCGGCCCCGATGAAGCTAACGGTCGTCGTGATCGCCGCGGCGCCGGCGATGACAAGCGGGCTGAAGTCGCTCATGCCGCGCCCATCCTCTCCCGGAGCACGCGTACCTGCCCCGCGATATCGTCCACGCGTTCCTCGAGCCGGCCATGGTCTTCCTCGAGGCATCCAATCCGATGATCGTGGACCGTGATCTTCGCCGTGAGGTCGGCGACGGCCTGCATGGTTTTTGCCGTATTCGCGCGCACCTCTTCGACGAGGGCAGTCACAGCCTCGCGGTTGGCTGAGATCTCGCGATGGAGAGCGACAGCGGCGCCGACAGGCGTGCCCATAATCGCGCGCACCTCCGCCTGAGCGGCGGGGGGCATGGCGGAGAGCTCTTTCTCGTACTCGCGATCATTCTTGCTTCTCATGCTGCCCTCCCTATTCCTACAGGTCCTTAACCCTGATCGTTACCGACTGGTCGTATTCGCGGGCCTCGCTCGTTACGATATGGTTCGTCAGCTTGTACGAAGTCCCGGCAACTCCGCCTGAGAGCCAGACGATAGTTGAACTGTCGACGATACTGCTCGATCCAATAGTGATCCCTGAGACATCGCTTTCCCATGTCGACTCAGAGATGGTCTCGCCGTTCTCGAGAGGTACAGCGCTCCAGTCAAGCAAATAGTCGAGGACCTCATCTGGATCCTTTGCCGGCCAAACCAACCTACTCGACATCACGAACCTCCACGACAGCGCGCCGTGATCGAGCAATAACTATGGCCGACCGTTGCTCCCTGACGACTTCTGCCGACCGCTCAATAGGCGGAAGGGAAATGACAACAGGTATGCGAGCAAGGCCAAGTCGTATTCTTGCCATAGCGCTTTTAGACGAGATTTGGCTTGCGGGAATCGCTATCCCGAAGACGACGCGCGCCCGAGCGGCTCCGGCCATAACGAGCGAGAATATTTCCTCAAGGAGCGCAAGGCTAAATCGAGCCGAAGCGCGAGCGCTACCAGGGGGAGAAAGCGCGGAGGCAGGAGAAGCGGCCCCCAAGGCCTCGCCGCTAACAAAGCTAGCCCCTGCTATGCCAAGGCTTGCGAATGCGGCATCAAGATCGGAGGCGGCACGAGCACTTCCGACGGAATCAATGGCGGTGCCGCCAGGGTCGTCCTCGTATACGATTTGCAGGCCGAACTCATATCCTGTGCCTGTGTCCCCGCCGACCCATGGGTTCGGTAAAGCCGATGTTCCAGAGATTCGGACACGAGCTGCGCCTGTCGCGCTTCGGTACGCATAAACCGAAGCAGCGATTCCGTAGGCAGGCTCGTACTTCGTTCCCTCGACGATATCGAATGCGCTTACCTCGACGTCGTGCCACCCGACGACGCCAGGGACAGAGTACGCGCCTGACGACAGCAGGTTTCCTGCTTCGTCGTAGACGCCGACGACGCCAGAGCGTGCCGTCGTGCCGGGATTATAAAATCGCATCTTTGTGCAAACGCCGTCGGACGGGGCGACAAGCGTCCCATTTGCAGCGGCCATTGCCGTAAGTCGCCTAACCTCGGTAACGGCGCCCGAAGTTGACCAACCGTCAGAGGAAACCGGACCAAGCACTCTTTCAGCCACTGGCGTCTCCTACGGATGATTCGATAGCGACTGGGTGAAGGTCCAGTCGATCAGTTCAGGGAGACTCAGCGCCATATCGCGCGAATCGTGATCGAGCGCTGGCCACGTTACCAGGCGGTTGATTATCAATCCGCCGAGCGTGGCGCTTGAAATGTTTTCTTCGAGCGTCTCGCGCGTGCGTGATAGGCTTTCGGTTTCTGCTTCTGGCCAATAGGCGTTGCCCTCGGCGTAAATACCCGCCGCAAGCGCGGGGCGCGGCGCCGGGTCGAGGTCACCACATCCAGCCCATACGCTTGTCTTCGACCATACCGCATCGCCAAGCGATGGAGCCAGGCTTCCGGTCACGGAGAAAATAGCGGCGAGTGGCTTACCGGCCGCCGCGCGGGTGATCGCGAGGTTCCGCGTCCCAGTTCCGCCCATGGACCAGCCGTGCGCGTAGACTCGATTTTCGTCGATAGGCCAGGTCGCGATGAAGGAATCAATCAGTGTGCTCAGGGCCGAAGCGTCCCAGGTTGAATCTTCCGTTATCGGGACGAGAACAAAACAATGCCGGGCCGCGCGGAAAGCATCGCCCATGGCCTGGTCGGCTTGCGTCGTAAGCGCCAAGGACGTATAGCCCATGCCGATATACGAGAGGTAGTACAGGTACGGGTTCCAGCCCGATCCGTGCAGGTGGATGAGAAGCGGATAGGTTCGTGCGCTCTCGGGGTCGTAGCCTTCCGGCAAACGGAAGTACGCTCCGCTCGCTTCGTCAAGCTGCGCGCCGTAGTCGACAGCGCTATCGCTTGTCGCGTCGATCGATGAGTAGTCGATAACGCCGGGGGTCGAAGTCACGCGCTTCTTACCCAAGCCGAAGTATCCTCCCGGAGCCGGAGCTCCAGGTCACGGGGACGTTTTGCCCAGCGCCCGGCGAAAAGGGGAATGGATTACCGGAAATATCGACCTCGTAGATCGCGTCTGCGGCGACGTTGTCTCCAAGCGCTGAAACAGTGAGCGAGCGGCCATCGGCCGACGCGGCGGCCCCGAGGGTAATGGTCGCGGGGCCGGTTCCGGAAATCCTCGTGGCGACGGCGCCGCTGGCAATGGCGTCGGAAAGAGGATCGACGGTTACCGCAGTGCCGCCGCTTGAAGCCGCCGCGGCAACCTTGAAGCGGAAGCGCCCGTCTTTGTAGGCGATTAGGCGCGCAGCGGCGTCATCGGCGTTGTATTTGTAAAGGATGAGGGCGTTGCAGGCGACATTAGCGGTCGCCGTGAGGCCCGTTGTAATGTCGTCGGCGTCGAATACGCCGTCGGTGAAACTCTTGTTCGCTAGGTTCGCAGATCGGCCGTTGAGCGTGACGCCGAGATCCGCGACGTACATATCGGTGTCATCGTATGTATACGACGACGGGCAGAGCGCGACGCGGATATCGTCAGTGTCGAGGTCAATCGATCCATCGCCGATGCCCTGGATTCCCTTAGTAAATAGTCGCTCCATATCGTCCTCCTAGCTTCCTGCTTCGGTCGTTGCCGTTTTCTCGGTCGTATAGGCCGACCACGCGCTGCCGTTATGGGCGCGCATGCGATAGGTATAGGTCGTCGAGGGCGTGAGCCCGGTGTCGAGGAAGCTCACAGCGCCCGCGAGCGGCGTCGCAATTCCGAGATAGGCGCCTGCCCCGAGCCTGCGCTCGATCGAATACGTGTTCACGGCGCCGACATCGGACCAGGAGACCTCAATCGAAGTCGAAGATTTGGCGGCGGCCGCGAAGTCCTGCGGAATGGTTACGGCGACGGCCGATCCCTTGTAGAGGGGGGCCTCGGTCTTGTAGGTGCCGCCGAACTGACGGAAGGCGTTCACGGGACCGACGGTCCAGGTGAAGCCGTCCCAGGCGAAGGTATCGCCCTCCAAGAGGGGGGCGCGGTGGTCGGTGAGGATGTAGAGGCTGAGGTTGGTGTCGAGTCCTGAGGGGCCGACGTTGTTGCCTTGGACGGCTCCTTTCTCGTGCTGGATGCGCACTCGGGCCTTCGGCTGCGCCTCGGCCGTGCCTGATGGCATGGTGCCGCCGTAGCCGTCGTCGACGAGGCTCTGACGCATGGGCGTGATGACGGTCGGCTCTTCGGCGATGTGAGAGGCGACGCCGTCGCGGAGCTGCTGAAGCTTGGCGTTCAAAAGTGCATCCCTCCGGCGATGTGCGGTCGCCTGATCCTGAGCATGCGACCCTGCGACTCGCCCGCTTCCTGCGCCACTTCCTCGGTCATGGAGGCGATGAGGTCCTTGTAGAAGTTGTAGAGCGTGGTGAGGTTGACGTAGTCGGTCGAGCCCGCGCCGTCTTGGGTGCGGGCGATCACCATCTTCTGCCCGAGCTCGGGCAGTATCTGCTTAATCGCCTTCGGCGCGGCCGCGGCGACGCCGTAGAGATCGATCAGGGTATCGATACGGGTGTCGGAGAGAAGGAGGTCGAGGGCCGACCATTCGGCGAGGTCGGCGTCGTAGGTCCAGTACTCGCCCGTGTCAAACTGCTTGTAGGCGGTCTGCCGGGCAGGAGTCTCGATGTCGAGGCGCGCGTCTTCGTCCGCGACCGAGAGGATCGCGATGGCGCCGAGCGGATCCTTGATGCGAAGCCTGAGCTCGACGGTATCGGCGAAAACGGCCATGACCTACCTCCCGGGAAGCCGGGCCCCGTTGCCAGGGCCCGGCCGGATTACTTCACGCGCCGCTTAGGTCGTCGGCAACGTGACTTCGACGATGGCGCCGAAGCCTGCGGCTCCGCCGGCGGCGGGGTTGTGGGACGAGCCCAGCAAGTCTTTGAGGTACGTGCCCTGGACGCGATACCAGGCCCTCTCCTCGGTGGAGAGCTCGAGCACGGAGCCCATGCCCGTCTCCATGGTCAGCGGGCGCTTATTAGCGACGAGCGCGACGCCTGGGACGAAGATATAGCACTTACCGGCGGTGACGCCGGGATAGCTCAGGGTCTTCTTGCCGAGGACCACGCCGTTGTTGATGCCGCCGTCGTACTCTATGACGTTGGCGATGGGCAGACCGGGCCGGTTCGAGGCGCGGGCGCTGGATCCGTTGCCGTTGAGCTGGCCGCGGATGACGTTCTCGATCTGCCAGGTATCGGCCGAGTTGCAGAGGATCGAGATCGAGGGCACGAGGATCTTCTTGCCCGTCTGCACGTCCTTCAGGCCCCGCAAGAGCTTGATGGCGTTGACGAAGGTGTTGTAGGTGTGCTCGTCGAGCGTCTGGCTCGCGGTGCCGTCGGCCGCCTGTTTCTGCGAGGCGACAAAGGTCGCGGCGACGATGGCGCCGATGATGGCGGCGTTGCGCGCGTCGACATCGGCATCGACCGCGGCCTGCACGACCTTATCCATCGTCATGAAGCGATTCCAGAGCATATTCGCCAGGGAATCCTTCCAACCGACGGCCTTGATTGCCAGGCTCAGGGTATCGACGTTGCCGGTGTGCTGCTCGATGAGCGGGACCGCGTCGTTCTCGCCGGAGATGGTCGACATCTCGCCGCGGAACTTGAGGACGTCCCGCAGATTGATGACCTCGGCGAAGTCGAGGTTCGTCTCCTCGCGAGCGATGAGGCTCGTGAGGTCCGGGGCCTCCAGGGCGCGGCGGGTGACGTCGAGGAAGAACTTGCCGAAGAACGCATCAATCTCGGCGTAGCCGGGCGCGGACTCGGCATTACGGACGATGCGGGTCGCCTCCTCGGGCGACTTCGCTACGTTCATGACTCGGTAGCGCAGGGCCTCGAGGTCGTCGGAATTCTCCGTGACGTTGAAGCGCTCCGCGAGCTGGCGGTGATCCTTGCAGTGGTAATTGGCCTTCCGGTCGCCCTTAAAGGCGAGTACCGAGTTGACCTTCTTCGCTACTTCCTTGCGCTCCTCGGTGAGGGTGGCGCTGTTGTAGATTTTCATCTGTCTCTCCTTAGGCCGTCATGATCTTGCGGGTGTACTCGACCCACGCGCCGTAGATGTAGACGGCGTCGCCGTCATTGGTTCCGCCGAGCGCGAGCACGGCGGTCAGGGTGCCGGGGGCCTCGAGAACGCCGTCGGCGCCACAGACGAAGACGAGCTCCGACGCGGCCTGTGTGATGGCCTGGGCTGCGGTGTCCTGGATGTCCGCGTTGGCAGTGTCGCCGACCGCGCAGGGGAAGACCTCGCAGTCGAGCGTGAGCGAGTCGAGGTTGGCCGCCTTGCCCGCGAGTACGTGGATGGAGATGTCGGCGGTGTCGTCGAGGTCCTGGGGGATCGGGGTCGTGAACTGGAGGTTCTCGCCCGCCGAACAGTTCACGGGGATGTCGATGACGACTTCCTTGTCCGCGAGCTGAAGGAAGCCCGCGACGGTCGACGCTTGCTTCGTCAGCGCGGTACCGTCTTCCTGGGTGATCGCGGCCAAGTGGATGGGGATGGTGGCCTGGGTCGTCTTGGTATCCACGTCCTGGGCGGCGACCGCGGCCGCGAGGGCGACTACGGAATCCGTGACGAGAATAGGCGCGCAGGCGTAGAAGTCGATGACGCCGCTCGAGATCGCGGCGATGAGGTGGCCGACGAGGTAGTAGGTCGCGGTCGAGGTGTCCGAGAACTTCTTCGTCGTCGGATCCCAGTACACGGCCTGGCCGGGGGTGGCGAAGGTGTCCTCGCTGCCCGAGACGAAGTCGGCGGCCTGGATCTTGCAGCCCTCGGCGATCTGGAGCGCGCCTTCCGCAAGGGAGGCGATGGCTTCCACGGCCACAAGGGCGCGGCCGGCCATGATGGTGAACTCATCGACGACCAGCGCGACGCCAGTGGAATTGGCGAGACGGAGGCTCGTCGCGGCCTCGCGCTCGATGTGTACGGTGCTGCCCATTTACTTGCCTCCGATTCGGTGGGTGGGGATGCCGTCCCCGGACTCGTTCGCGACTGCGGAATTCCCGCCGCCCGCCGCGACCCTGTAGATGCTCGAATTGCCGTCGGCCCGGAGCTCGTTGAGCGCGACCATGGTCGGGTCCTTCTTCAGGCCCTCGACCGCGTTCTTCAGCTCCTCGCCCGCGAGGCCCGCGCACTTCTGCGCGGCGTAGGCGTGGGCGGGGTTGTCGACCGGCTGGCCGGCCGCGTTCTTCAGGGTCTTCTCGCCAGCGACATCGCGCACGGCGTTCTCGACCTTGAGCTCGGCGGTTGCCTTGTTCTCGGTGAGGATCTCGTCGAGCTTCTTCATGGGCTCGGCGCCGAGCTTGTTCTTGAGGGCCTCGACCGTCGCGGCGTTGGCGACGTCGGCCTCGCCCCTGGTCTCGATGTCGAGAGCCTTGGCGATGTCCTGCTTGTTCTCCGACCCGTTCTTGATGAGGTTGGAGATAAGCTTTAATGCCTCTTCTTTGTCCACGGATTTACCTCCGTTCTTGGAATTCTTGGCTTTGTCGATGAGGGATATGAGCTCTCCGATCGCGGAGCGGTCTTCCTCGTTAGCGCGGGAAGCGATTCGCCTCAGCGCGGAACGATAGACGCGGCCGTTTTGGATGGGCTCGCCTTCGACATTGGACTTGCTATCGAACTGCCCCGACTCGATGAGCGCGCGAGCGGCATCGAGATCGAGGCTGATTCCCGAGGAGTTGACGATCTGCGCCATCGCGCCGGCGCCGTACTCCATGGCGTCGTTGCGCTCCGCGCCCACGCTCGCAGTGAAGTGGCGGACCTGGATGGGATTGCCCATGTCGTCCTTCTCCGTCTTCACGTTAAAGTCGGGGCGCGAGACCAGGGAGAAGTGGACCATGCCAGCCCGGGCGTCGCGGATGAGGCCGACGTTCGAGGTCTCGTCGCCCTCCGGCGGCATGTAGATCTTCAGGTACGCGGTCCCGCTCTTGCCGTTGTCAAGTGAGTCGATGCGGCCGCCGACCGTGTAGAAGTCAGACTTCCCGCGCGAGGCCCATTCGTGGCCGCGCTTCGAGCCGGGGATCGGCCGGTCCTTGGTGACGTTGACGAATGACTTGAAGAAGCTGCCATCGTAGACGCCGCCCGAGCCCTTTGCCGGGAAGTCGATGGCCTCGATCTTGAAGAAGGGATCGGGGTCGCCGTCGAAGATGGGATTCTTGTCGGCGTTGGGGACGAGCGTGGGCACGTCAGCGACCGCCGGGATCTGGACCTTCGAGCGCGCGTAGTTGAGGACCATCATGCCCAAGTGCTCGCCAGAATTTCGTACGATCGTTCGCTTCATCGCATCCTCCGTCAGGCCGCGGCCTGGTAGGTTCCCTTGTACCAGTCGTCGAGGTAGTCGACACTCTCACCCTTCGCCCAGCGCTTGAGGTCGCCGAGGAACTGCACCTGATCGCGCAGGTGCGGGCGGATCCAGCACCCGCAATTCGGGTGTCGATACTCGGGCAGGTTTTCGTATCTGTACGGGCCCGCCGCCGCAACATCGGCGCAGTCACAGCCGAAATCTTTGCGGCCGACCTGAAGCACCCAGTCGTAGAGGCCGTCGCATCCGGGATTCGCCTGCCCAGCGAGCGCGGAGGCGTCCTGCAGCGAGGCGTAGAGCTCGGAACGGACGAGACGCTGCGCGCGCCAGTCGAGCTTCCCGGGAAGGCGCTTCGCGAAGGCCGAGGTCCCGCGCTCGAGTCCGCCCCAGCGCTGACTGAGCGCAACGAGGCCGTCCGCCGTGTAGACCTGGATGTCCTTGGCGATCTTCACGGGGTCGCGGCCCTGGGCGATGCCGGCGGCAACGGTCATGCGGATGCGCTCCATCCAGTCGCCGCGGACGGAGAAAGGGCGCCCCCTGCCGTCGGTGCCCGTGGACCAGACGCGCTCAGAGAAGGTATGACCATCGGCCCAGAGCCGAGAGGTCAGGGAGGCGATGACGCGGGACTCGATGCCCGCGACCATACGCTCGAGGCCGGCGCGGGTGATGTCCTTGGCGCCTGTGAACTGGCCGGCGCGGAAGAGGTAGTCGGCATCAACCTCAGGAAAGAGGGGTGCGGACTGGCCGACGAGTGCCCGGGCGACCGTCTCTGTCCCCTGGGCGAGCCCATCGGCCGCCGCGCGAAGTTTGCGCTCTAGGGCCTGCCAGCGCTCGGCGGTCAGCTTCGACAGCCCGCGCTCAAGCGTGTCGCGGACCACGGCCGCAGCTTGGTCGGCGGCCTCGAGGTAGACCTTGGCGAGCTTGGCGCGGGAAGCGGAACTCAGGCGCGCGGCCTCGCGACGGGCGGCGGCGTAGCGAGCGCGGTAGGCGCTGGCCGACAGCTTCTCGGCGTCGCGTTCGTTGCGCAGGAGGACGAGGCTATTCATCGCCGCCCTCGTCGCCCTCGGTCGGATCTTCGGTCGTCGCAGGCTCCTTACCCGCGACGTCGTCGAGGCCGGAGAAGGTATCGAGCCCGAGGGCCTGCTTATGCCGCATCATCTCCTCGATGCCGCCGAGGAACTCCTTGAAGTCGCCAGGGTCGGACTCGGGGAAGTTGATCTCCCAGAGCCGATGCAGTTGCTTCGGCGTGCAGGTTGCGGAATTGACGAGCTGCGCCGCGGCCTGGGTGAAGCGCAGGAAGATCTCGCTCTTGACCTGTGGCGAGACGCCGTCGAGGCGGTTCCAGCCCATCGAGAAGCCCTTGTAGTTCTCGCCGCGGGCGACGGAGAGGATGCGCAGGCCCGCGGCGAGGTCGGCCTGCCAGGGGGGCGTCATGTCGCCGCGCTCCGATTCCGCGTACTTGACCGCCTGGTCGAGGTTGACGTCGGTCGAAGCGTGGTTGCCGGTAGCGAGCGGTCCCCAGAAGAGCTCGGGAACGCCCGAGGCCTCAACGACGAGCCAGAAGTCCGTGCCCAGCGCCTTCTCCAGCGCTTCCGTCGCGTCTTTGGACAGAAACTCGTACTTGGTCGTCTCGTCCACGCGGTTGATGATGAGGTCTTGGTCGGCGATGTCGTAGGATACGGAGGCGTCGTCGAGCCCGTTCTCCTTGCGCCAGGTCGCGGGATCCTTAACCGTCTGCACTTGTTTCACGCGGAACTTGGTCAGGGTCTCGGAGATGCGGTACTTGGTGTCGTGGTAGTCCTTAAGGACGCGGATGGGTCGGGAGAAGATCGAGGACCCGCGCAGCTCTCCCTCGTCGGCGTCGTGAGCGAAGGCTATCGGCAGCGAGCCCGAGACGTTGACCGCGTCCTCGTCCTGGACCGATTGCGGGCGCTCGCCTGACCAGCGCACGCTCACGCGGCCGGGTTCGAAGCGGCGCTTACGCTGGATGTTCGCGATCTTGTTCTCGCCGATCGCGAGCTTGATCATTTCGTCCGTGAGGATGGCGCGGGGCCGCTCCGAGGCGATGTCGATGAGGATGTCGGTGATGGTGGAGTCGGGAATGGCCTCGCAGGCGAGGGCCCTCTGCTCCGAGTCGAAGCGCGGCCATCTCCAGGCCGTGCCGACGATGAGGGCGCCGCGATGGATGCGCGAGGGGCGGAAGAGCTTGACGAGGAAGTCGAGCGCGGCCTGGGTTACGGGGTCGTCGCCGTCGGCGATCGGCGTCGGGTAGCCCATGAACTGGACGAGGAGGTTGACCGGGGTGTAGCAGAGGGGGGAGGCGAACTGCAGGCCGGGATACGTGCCCTTGTACAGGCCCTTGAGCATGTCCTCGTTCGCCTGAAAACCACCCGTCATATCGCGAGGGCCAGGCCGGCGAGGGCTTCTATGCGTGGTTACGGCGTCCTTGCGATCGTTGTTCCAAGAGAAGCCAAAGCCGCCGAGGTTGATGCTGAAGCTCATGCTTGCCTCCGGGCCTGCCGGCGGGCGGCCATCCAGGCGCCGGTATTGGCGTCGGCGGGGTGGTTTCCGATCTCATGCTGATAGCCTGCGGAGAGGTTGTCGACCTGGTCGTCGTGTCCCTTGCCCGTGCCATCGAAGCGCAGGAGCTCGTCGATCCAGTCCTCTTTCCACTCGCCCTTCTTGACGTGGACATGGAGGGGCGCAGCGAAAATAGCTTCAAGCGGCGTTGCCCTCGCGCCTTTGTCGCCATGCTCGAGAATCGGGATCCATGACACCTCGGGGATTTTCGCCTGAAGGTATTCGAATGCGTCTTTTGCGTCGGTGCTGTGCCCGAGGGCTTGGCGAACATAGGGCCCGTCGGCACGCGCGATGGCCTGGATGAGCGTATCGCGCTTCGCTGCGCCCTCGCGCGTTCTCGTGACGTTGGCGATAAAGAGATGGGGTACGGGATCGTCGCGCTCCCTGACGAAAGACAAGAGCGTGCCGGTCGTCCAGTCGGGATCGTCGCCTGCGCGCTCCTTCGCGGTATGCGCCAGATCCCATACCCGCAACCACTGCTTGTCGGTGCTGACGCGCATATCGTCCTGCCAGTCGATCATCGACAAGTCGAATCGGCCGCCTTCGCGGACGATGGGATTGCAGTCGAAGAGTGCGGCCGACGAGTAGTGCCCGAGCGTCGCATACTGGGAGCGATACCAGGTCTCGTCGTAGCGCTCGAGGAAAAGATAGGGGCCCGGGTACTGGCCCTCTCCCTGGTAGTCCGCGGCCTTGGCGGGGAAGGAGAGCACTTTGAACTGCGGGAAGTCGGGGTTGTTGGCCATCTCGCGCTTAATGCGGCCGATGAGGTCGTCGACGTGCCATTGCGTCGCCAGGACGATCGTGATATTGACCGGCGCGCGCCTGGTCATAAAGTCGTCGGTGAAGGCAAGCCAGGTGTTGTCGCGAAAGGCCTTGCTTTCGGCCTCGGCGCGGCCCGCGCAGTAGTCGTCGAGGACGCCGAGGTGGAAGCCATTGCCCGTGAGCCCCGACTGCAGGCCCGTCGCATAGAGGCGGCCGCCGGTCGGCTGACCCTCGCGGTCGACAAGAACCCAGTCGCCCTTCTTGTTAGTTTCGCCTGAGAGCTGGGCCGCCGGGTAGAGTTTTTGGTACTTGCGCGAGCGCACGATGTTGCGGCCAAAGGCCGAGAAGGTCGTGGCGAGGTTGGCCTGGTACGAGGCCTGCAGCACCTCTTTGTCCGGGAACTCGCCGAGGAAGTGCGGACCCAGGTAGCGGCTAACAAGATCGGTCTTGCCTGAGCGTGGATGCACGGAAATCAGAAGGTAGGTGGACTCGCCCCCGCGGAACCGCTCCATCGCCAGGTCTATCTCTTCGCAGATCTTGCGAGTATGAAACCCGACGACGAATGGCTCCTTCTTCGCCCAGGTATAGTCCATAAAATCTAGGTGTGAGCGATGGGCGAGCCGCGACTTCGCCTCGCGAATCGCCTCCGCGAGCATCACATCATCCACGGCTTCGCCTCGTGATCTCGTCGGTGATGGTCTTCTCGAGCTCATCGTCGGAGAGGTTTTCGAAAGCGCTACCGGGGCCGCGGATGATACTCTCGCCTTTGTCGATGAGCGAGAACGGGCCGGCGTTCGCTGCGAGCTTGGCGAGGAAGGAGCCGCGGGGGCCGTCGCCGAGGCCAAGAGAGATGCCTTCGCCGACCGTGTAGGCCTGGCGCTTCGCGAACATGAACTCCTTCAGCTCGCGAAGGATCGGGAACTCGCCGAGACGCTGATGCCGGACGAGGTAGGTGATACAGAATTCGGCCTCGGTCGGGCAGGCGGTTTTCTCGATGTACTCCCAGAGCTGCTGCGCGACCTCTTCGAGGTGCTCGGGCGTCCAGACGTCGGGAGAATCTTTCGGGCGGCCGCGGAGGGGAACAGCGAGGAGAGGCGCAGCGGGCTTTGTCTTGGCAGAGGGCTTTCGCTTAGTCGGCGTGGCCTTCTTAGCCGGCTTCTTGGTTGCGGGCGTTCGAGGCCGTCCCGGCCCCTTCTTCGCTCCGCGCGCGCGTGAGGGTGCCGAAGAAGCCTTACGGGGCGCGGACTTAGCCGGTCCCTTCTTCGTTCCCTTTTGCGCTTGCCTTCTCGCCACGCCCGCCCCTTCGGGGCTCCGTCGTAGCCGTTAGGCAACGAAGCCCCAGACCTGGCTGCGGGTCATCACTCCGCGTTCCAGGTCTGGGGCCTCTGAGAAGAACTCTATCCCGTATTTTCGAAGTCGTCAAGTGCGGGGCTCGCAGGCCCCCATTGCCTGAAGTCGTCGTCGTACTCGTACCAGATTCCGCACTT